TAAGACCCAGTATTATTTGGAAGGGGAAGTAATTCATGTAAGTAAGTATAACCCATCCAAATTGTACGGACGTTCACCAGTATCATCTCTGTGGAGACAGGCCATGACTTTGACAGCAATGGACAATTACATGTACACCGCTTATTCAAAGCGTAGGATGCCTAAAGGTTTAATTTCAGTTACAACTGACAACTTGGAATCGATGAAATCATTCTTCAAGAGCATGGATGAAAAGTTAGAGCGTGACCCTCATTACATTCCTAAGATTGGTATTGAATCTAATACAGGTAAAGGTGGAGTCAATTGGGTCAAATTCATGGACACTCTTGAAGAGATGCAGTATCTTGCAGTTAGAGATGAAATGCGTCAGCGTATAGCATCTTTCTATGGTGTGTCTAATGTGTTCATGATGGACACCGGTAAGTCAGGTGGACTGAACAATGAAGGTATGCAGATTCTTGTTACCAACCGTGCAGTTGAATTCGGACACAAAGTGTACACTGAGCATTTGTTCCCACGTTTAATGGAGCAGTTAGATGTTGAGGATTGGAGGCTTACTCTTTATCCTAACGAAGAAGAGGATGAGGTTACTCGATTGCGCCGTGATGAGATGGAAGTCAACATTGCACAGCGCATGGTTATGCTAGGCTATCAGCCTGAAATGGTACAAGAGGGCAACAGAGATGTCCGATTTATTTACAAGAAACCCGATCCTGCACAGCAAATGGGAGGCGGTATGCCTCCGGGTGGTGGAATGATGCCTCCGGGTGGAATGCCCGGTATGCCGGGAGGCATGCCTCAACCGCAGGCTAACCCCGGTCAATTACCGAGCCGCAACATTCCTCCACAGTTAGCAGGAGTTATGGGTGGACAAGCCTCCGCTGGTGCAAGGAGTATGAGCGACGGAGGCCCCATGTCTAGTCCTCAAAATAGAACTAGCATGGGGTCCGGCTCACCCGTTAGTAGTGTCCAGCAGAGAGGTTCACAACCTAGTCCAATAGAGCAAGCGGCACGTAGTATCGGCGACTCCGGTAGATTCAAAGGTGCATGAGAACATTAAAGGTAAGTGAAGTGGTGGCGTTTTGTATGGACTTGTTAAAACTTGACCCTATGGCTAGAAAAATGCGTACTCACATTGATGCTTTTTACAAGGCGTTAGATGAGCAAGATGCAATGGGTGCACGTTCGCACATTAATGAAATTACAAAGTATGCAGATTATCTGTCTCATGATGTAGAGAATGCAATCAAAAAGCAAGACACTGCTGCTGTAGGAGTTAATGATATCTTTGCAGGTGGCGTACCAGTCATGAAATTCAATTCTGTTGAAAAGGTGCACAAAGCATCTAACAGTGTCCTGCCGGGTACTATTCGTACAAGCAGAATCGGTAGCATCAAGCGACAGTTGAACAACCGTACACTTTGAGTTGAGCGTCATGAGTGAGGGAGAGAACACAGCGGAGAAACTGATGGGGGCACTCATCAGTAAGATGGAAAATATGGATAGCGATTTGAGAACACTGAAGCAAGAAAACCTCAATTTGCGAAAAGCAATAGCAGACCCTATGAATATGCTAAGAAAAGCAGGGTTTGTTATGGCTAGAACAGAAACTCCTACTGGAATCCCACAGGATGATTTCAGACCTATGGGGGACGATATGGTAATCAAAGGCGTAGATATCGATATGCCTAGCACTAATGAGGAATTCCATCAAATGGAATGGTCAGAAATTCACGCACTGGCAGAATCTGCTAAGAGTGCAGGATCTACTGGCAACAATATGGGAATGGAGTGATTATAATGAAACCAAGATTTGAACCTAGAGATGAAGAATTCGTAAACCTTCTGCAGAAGGCTAACGAGTTGGCTGACAAAGTTGAAAAGGCAAAGTCAGAAAGAAGTAGTCAACCTGAGTATTCTGCTAAGGAAGGCTCTGAGCAGGGTTATGAGTTTAGAACTCAATCCGCTGGTAAAGACAATGTCAAGAACCAATACTTCTCTACTAACAACCATTTGATAGAAGTAGAAGATGTCAAAAACAAGGGTGCTACTATGGAGAACAGCGATGTTACAACAAGGGCTTCGCCTTACTATCCTACTGCATTCAGCACAACAGGTGCACTTGAAAACTTCACAGGTGGCGAAGGTCCAGTTCTAAAATCCGCTGGCGGTAACATACAGAAGTACCAAGACCAGCAAATCAAAAAGAGCATCGAAGAGTTATCTCGCCGCATAAACTGAGCGGCGGGTGATGGCTTGATTGAGACTCCTTTAGATATTCTCGATATTCGTAGAGAAACTTTTGCTAAGTCTCTGTTTGATGGCATTGGTTTTTCAGAGGCAGCATCTGAGTATCTTGAAGCACATCATCTTGTAACAAAGGCTGACCTTTATTATCAGCCACCTGTTTTTGAATCTTGGTTGCTTGATATTGCGAAGCAAGAAAATCCTGACTCTGTTACTGGGGGTGTCTTCGTTGGTGGTCAATTGTCTGCTGAATCGGGAGGACTGGGTAATCCAAATGTGTTTGAAGAAGACATGTATCAAGGTCAGTTACAATATCTTCCTGAGTTTGCAAGGACCATGGATATTCAAGGACCTGTGCAAGAAAACCCTCACCTGCAACATATGTTTGAAGAAGTTGAGCATACGTTTCACAATGGTGAAACAAAGAAAGTCCCCAAGTACATTGCCCACAATTTCAACTATTATGCTCCTAGTGATGCTTACGGTGGCTTATCTCCAGCAGATTATAACAATAGGCGATTACAAAACAAATACAATTGGGGTGTAGAAAATCCTACTCAAAAAACTGTATTTACTGAGGGCATATTTGACAACTTCCCAATAGATCGCCACGAGCCTACGATAAAACACCATGAAGATAACCCTCATCCTAACGACGAAAATGTAAGGCACATGTTGGAAAATAGATATTTGGATGGGGATGTTCCATCATTGAAAGATGTTTTATTCGGAACTGCCCATTTACCAGCGTACAAAAGAAAAATGTTGTATGACAGAATTTTGGAACTAGGTGGTATAGACCAAGGTGCAGAATCCGATAGAGACCATAACGGATCTTATGGTGCACAAGGCATGCCATTCGGCAGGATGATAACCAACCTGTACAAAAGAGCATTACCTCTGTTTAGAAAATTGATATCTCCTGATGAAATAGGTGCAGATAATCAACATGGTGTTTTAGAAAATATGCCTGAAGATTACAGAACAGCACCTGATGCTGTGTTCAAATCACTTCGTCCCGATGAGTTAGAAAGATTTCACATGAGTGTACTCAGTGGTTTAGGTATATTTGATGACAACGCTGGACTTATAGATGGCCTTACTAAGTACGCAATGGAACTGTACCCTCAAGATGATGAAGCCACTGCTAGAAGAAAGGCACTGCTTCAGTTTAGTCGCAATTACGATTTACCTGAATACAGTTCAAAAGATAAGAAGTTCACTGTCAAAAAAATAGGTCACAACAATTTGTCAAGAGGTAGGTGGCACGAATCTGTATCTAAAGAAAATCTAACATACAACGGTCTTTTGGCTGGTTTACACTATGATGAAGACGGAGGAGAACTCTACCCCTATCTTAACAAAGACAACCCTTCGGGTTTGAAATATGACCCTGCTTATGAGATAAACCCTATTACTATTAAGCAGATATTAGCGGGTATAGAGAAGACAAACCAAAGTATGTACACTGGTGCTAACTTAAGAAGAAACTCTGCTGGATTATTGCACCCTTATGTGCATCGTGATGAGATGCAGCCTTGGATGAATAATGACCCAAGAAGCCTAACTCATTTTTGGACTCAGATGCATCATGGTATAGCAGGTCATGGATTAGAGCCTAACAACGCAGCGTTAGTTATGGCGCACATATTTCAACATGGTGACGATAATTTGCTATTCGACATGAACCATCCTGAAGATGAAGACAACTTCATACACCCAAAGGGACCTGCTAAGAAAGACAGTGATAATGCAAAGTCAATAGGTGGTGCTCATAAGGCTCTAGGGTTTATGGGTCAACAGCAACAACATATTGTTGTAAGACCATACTTCGATGTGCAAGAAGTCCTTCAACATAAGAAATCATTTGATAGAGGTGAAGAGGGAACTACGAACTTTATTCCACATCCAAACATAAAGGGTTACAAACGTGTACCGGTCAATCAATCTACAAGGTCTCTTAGTTACGGTTACTATCAAGGTATGCCTAGATTTATGCAAATGCGAGTTGAAGCGGCTGATAAAGTTGGAAGTGAGAGCATACCCTCTTTTGCACTGTCAGTAGGTACCCCTGCTTTAACCGGTATCACAAGGGCAGGCCAAGAAATAAAGAAACACCCTACTATGTTTTCAAGAAACCCGGAGGCAGATGCAAATAGATTCAAGGCACATCAGGTTAATCTAAAGGCACCGGCAGGACAAGTAGACAAGAAACACATAGACATACTTCGCAATCGAGGTAAGTTTGGTAATACAATAGATGGTACTCGTATACACTCTAATACTAACATCAAGCATGTAGGTGAAATAGAACATCACGACAGAAACATTTGGTTAAAGAATAAGAGAGGCATGTCGACTGGTGTAATCACTGGAGAAAAACATTCTCCTTTGTTTCCACAGGCTACCCATACTGTTGACTTTGACGATGAGTTGATGAATCACTATGGGGATAAGTTAGTCACAGATATACTTAGGCGAGATCAAGATGACAACACACCTGCGAAAGGCAAGGTAAGTAACTACACTGCCACTTTAAGCAAATTAGAGCAGTATTTTAACGAAAATAGAGAGAGACTAAAGGCTCACAGAGATGAAAAGGAAAGTATAGAGTGGCAACTTGACAAAAGGCAAAACCCACAACATGTTAGAAACTTTGAGCAAAGAGCAGCGTTAGAACAAAGACTCACTGAACTTGAGCCATTGCTCGCAGAAGAAAGGAAAAAAAGAAGCGAACACAAAAAGACACTTAAATGGCTTGATAGTAATCCTCGACATGACATAAATGAATTGTTTGAGATGATAAATAATCGAATAGACGGTGCTTCGGGTTTAGAAGGTCTTCGTTTAGAACAAGAACGTGGAAGATATGAGCGTGGTAGACGTGGAGGCTTCAGTTATAATAAAGGCCGAGAAGGCAACAAGCAGGCTGTTAAGCAAGCAGACTTTGAAGCGATAACAAACATAGCAGAAGATGAAAGAAATAAGTGGATTGATTCACAGGGGCTATCATTCGGAGACCCAAATAACATTCCTTTGTATCTAGGTAATCTTAGTATTTTTATTAGGGCTATGGAAAGAAGACTGCACTCTGAAGATACTGGTGGAAAGTACAAAACTCTGCAGAATCATTATGACCATAACACCGATAGAGGCTGGACTGAGTTAACACCAATCACACCCAAAGGTAATATCGACGGGAAAGGCACATTCAATTATTTTGGGCACCACGGCTCTAACGGTTCTAACATTGGTTTGGTTTCAAATATCAAACCCGTTTACAATTCTCGCAATGAACTAGTTCGCTTTGAAGAAGTCGAGCCTTACTATTATGTGGGTAGAACCTTAACAAGACCTATGTATAAGCAAGTAGGCCATGAGTATGAGGCGATGTGGGGCGGACACATGGATAGAGGAGAGGAATATGGTGAAGAATTTGGAATTGAAGGAGGCTACAGGAAGATGGTAAGAAAGCAAGAAGACGCTACATTGTTGCTTGCGTCACTCTCTAATCCTGACATTATGCTCAAGAAAGATGGTGAATATCCAATCCTTCAACCGATGCATCGCATATTCAAGTTAGAGGACTTAGAACATCTGCGTGGATTTAGCGGAGACTGGATTGTATCTGCTATGCCTGAAGGTCCGAGAGCATTCGTAGAGAAGAAGGATGACAAAATTACAGTCAGGGGCGATTTCGATCTTGATGATGACACCAAGAAAAACTTCTCCAAGATAACCAAGAAGGACTTTATTGTAGACGTTGTCCTTGCAGACAAGGAGTATAATGTCATAGATATTGTTGATTATGATGGCAGCGATGTACATGATATGCCTTTGCAAGAGCGTATCAAGATTCTAAGAGGCACTATGGAAAGCACAGAAAATGTGTTGATGCCAGCGGCACACAATCTCAGGTTGACAGACGATGTTGGCTTAGAGGCAATCGTCAAAGATTTGATGAAAGAGCACAAGCGTTTGGTTTTGAGAGATGCCAATTCCACTTACATGAAAGGTGAAAGTAGACATCCAAAGTGGGTTCTGTATGATGAAGGACAAGATGTTAATTTAATGGTATTGGACAGAAAGGGTACATCATCTTACACATATCGATTAGGTACTGGCCCTATTACTCATGAAGACTCTCTAGGAGATCGTGCTGCAGAATATGAAGGTGATACTTACATGGATGTAGGTACATCATTCCAATCCAAAGATAAGTATGAGGTTGGAGATATAGTGACAGTAAATGTCGACAGTGTCTCTGTAACTGAAAATGTCGAAGGTGCTGACATCTATACAGTGAACAGTAATGAAATCAAAGGCGAAGCAGAAGGAGAAGGAGTTTCTAGTGTAGAAACACTTTCAATGTTTACAAAGTCCGAACCTATGATGTGGCCTCATGAAATAGATAGAGATGGGGACAGAATTGTAATCAAGATGGCAGCAGGTGACGTTAGTTACCGTGCTGCTTCAATCGATGGTGAATGGTTTATGTTCAATCCAAAGGCTGACAATGGTTGGCTGATTAGACTATCAGAAAGCCAAAGGCCATTTTGGTCTCCGGTAGCAGGGGTTATGCTCAAAGCAGATTTATCTCTATTAGATGAAGAGTCGAAAGCAGAAGTCCATGAATCTAAAAACGATGGCAAACCTTTGATACCTCCAAAGAAAGTTGCTAACACTAACTTTTGGGAAAGTGAAGTAGACGATGCAATAGAGCACAGAAAGAAAGTCAAGAGGCTATTAGCAAAGAGTTTAGCCTTAGCATCTTCGATGTTGAAGTCAGGGGTTGGTGCTGTAGGAGATTCTAGTACAGGTGCTATGGGTCTCGGTATAGATTATGCTACACCTATAGAATCACCAAGCGGTCCTACAAGTATAGTAGGTTCTAGTACTCTGCCTGACCATGACGCTAGAGATGTCGAGCGTGATAACAAGCGTCGTGCTGAAGATAAGAAAATGGGTTACATAGAGCCTGATGGCGAGGATGAAGGTGGCCTTTTGTCTATAGATAAGGACAAGGCGACCTTCGTATCTTATTAAATAGTATGAGCGTAGTATCTTAGGGCATGGCAAATGCTGCGGCACTCAGGGCTTCTACCCCCGTGCACTCATCTAGCATTTCCCTTCTAAAGTCTTCAAACGACTTGATTATTGCTGGCTACGCATCCGTAGAGATGGTAGACAAGCAGGGTGACCTGATTACCCGTGGAGCACTTAGAGATGCCTTTGGTAAGTTCATGAAGGCAGACGGTTTCCGCAATGTACAACTCGCACACTCCAACATACAAGTTGGAAGTGTTATACCATCTTATACAGACTCAGATGGTAGACTATGGAAGTCCGGTGTCGATGACGCTGGGATGTTCGTTGTCATCAAACTTAGAGATGACATTGAGAAGGCTCGTGAAGTAGCCAATGAGATTCGCAAGGGTAACCTAACTGGGTTCAGCATTGGAGGACAGGCGTTCAAGCGCATTAACAAGTCCGATGCAAAGCATGGAAACTATACTGAGATTTCCAAGTTAGAACTACATGAAGTTACTATTTGTGAGAAGGGGATTAACCCCGAAGCATCCTTTAGAATTCTGAAGGAGGACACTACTATGACAAACGAAGTAGACGCATTGGGTGAATTGGCATCCGTAATCGATCGTTTATCTAAGCAGTTGGATGACATGGACAAAGAAGATGAACAAAAGGGTATGATGGATAAGAAACCTGATTACATCGATATCGACGACGACGAAGATAGAGAAGAAACCATGGAAGAAGCATCTGAAGACCGTGACGAAGACGATGATGACGATAGGGATATAGATAGACCAAGGAAACCTGAAGACCTAAAATTAGCCGAGGACGACAAAATGGCAGACAAAGACGATAAGAAAGACGAAGAAAAGAAAGACAAAATGTACAAGGATGACATGGAAAAGTCAGAGTACAGCGATGTCATTACTAGTGAATACCTAGACTGGATGGAGAACACTTTGAAGTCCGCTGGTGTAGACACTGGTGCTGCTCGTGCACACTTTGACGGTATTAACAAGGCTAACCTTGGTAGTACCCCTGAGCAAATTGGCGATGGAGCAGACTACTTTGCAGGTCAAGTAAAAGGCCGTGCAACAGAAAATGGCTCACCATCAACAAATGCAATTTCCCGTGCAGGACTAGGTGGAGGCGGCGAAGTCGCTAAGTCTTACCTAAGCCCTGACAATGTTTCCCCATCTGAGATTGAAGAAGCATATGAGGTCTTTAAGGCAGCAGCACTAGAGCAACAGTTCAAGAACAACTTGAACGATGTGTTCTCAGAGCGTTTGCAGAAAGAACTAACATCAGAAGCACAGACTCGTGCAGCAGCAGAGTTTGACGCTCGTGGCCCTCTCGCAACTATCGAGAAAGCAATTTCACAACTAAGTGAAAGAATCGATAACATCGGTTCTTCAACAACTGCGGAAATCCGCAAATCAACAAACCACTCCACAGTAGAAATACCATCTACAGAGGAACTAGCAAACATGTCGTGGGACGAAGTACACAGTCTCGCAGGAAGTGTTTGGAACTAAATGGAGGAATGATTAATGGCACGAAATTATACACGCACAGTACAAGACATGGAACGCTACTACTATGGAGCAGGCACTAACATGGGATTCGGTTACTCCGGTAGCGAACTTCTCAAGGCAGACGCTCCAATGCTAAGCACAACCGCTGGTACCTACCAAGCAATCTACGGACGCAAAGTATGGTCACAGTTGAACCAAGAGTTTAACGCATTCTCTATCCTTCCTAAGAAGCCTTGGGACCGCAGTGGATGGAGAGTCGTAACTGCAAAGCCTTCGACAGCAGTCGGCGGCGGTATTGCAGAGAACGGCACACTGCCTGACACCACCAAGCCTACATTCCAAAATGTTGCAGCAAAGCCTAAGACTATCGCACACTCATTCGATATGTCCGAGGTTGCAATCTTCTTGAATGACAAGGATGACGGACTTGGCGACATTCGCTCTGTCCTAAAGGAAGAGATGGGTAAGCACCACGCTGAGCACATCAACCAAATGCTATTGGAAGATGTTACAACAGCAGCAGGTAACGACCTTGAATCACTTGACAGAATTACTACTGGTAACAACAGCATGACATCCGGCACTCACTACGATGCTGGTGACGAAGATATTTACAGTATTGACCGAAGTGCAAACACTTGGTCCTTTGCTGAAGATTCTGCTGACAGCGGCTCTGCTAACAGAACTCTATCATTAGACCACCTAGACGAGATTTTCAGACTTGTTTGGGAGCGTGGTGGTAATCCAAAGGTTATGCTAACAGGATATGACACTCTAATGAGAATCCAGCAACTATTGCAGGCTCAACAGAGATTCATGGAAGAGAAGCGTGTTGTACCAACATACAACGGCGTTAAGGGTGTACCGGGTGTTGAGGCAGGATTTATTGTCGCAACCTACAACGGTGTACCAATCATCCCATCTAAGGATGTAGCAAAAGACGGCATCAGCAGAATCTACATGCTTGACACCGACTACATGTACTACAGTACTGCGAAACCAACTCAATACTTTGAGTCCGGTATCGAAACTGGCGATCCATTCGCAATCAACAGACTAGGACAGGAAGGACTTTACCGCACAATGGGTGAAGTTTGGACTACTTTCTTTGGAGGTCAAGGTTCAATCCGTGACCTACAGTGAGGTTCTATTGAGGATTTAATAATAGGAGATGAAAAATTATGGCAACAACAACACACAGAGGAATTACCTACACCACTAGTAGCAGCGCAGGAATCGATGTATTACTCGATATGCCACTACAAGGCGGAGTAGACCAAGACAAGACAGAATGGCTGAACGGCAACAGTGGTGGCTCTTATCCGGGTTCACTAACTGGCTTTGTCGCTAACAACGCTGATGGTTCAAAAATACAGAACCCACGACTATTGGTTGTACATATTAGTACAATGGTTAACGATGAAACATTGACTCTTTCAGGAGAGTGCACAGAAATTATGCACACCTCTTGCCAGTGGGCAGAAACCAATGCTGCACCGGGTCTATCTCAACACGCAGCAAGTGGAGTTCTAATTAATGACGGTTCAAACTTTTTGACAAGCGAGTCAACAACCGCTGTTGACGGAACTGATGCAACAACACAATTTAGTGTTGGTGACTTTATTCTTAATTCAGAGGGTGCAATAGTAGGAACATTAACTGCTGTTGGAGCAACAAGTCTAACTATTGCGGCTAATGCAACTGTTCAAATGAATGACGACGCAGCGGTTCACAAGAGAACCCCACTTGTTCTCAAGAACACATCGGGAACTACTGAGTCGGTTACTCTAATGATGCTAGTCCGTTGAGGTGATTCAACTTGCCTACAGTGACATACATCGGCTCTGCAGTTTGGCGCAGGCGACCCGATAACGGGGAGTACTGGGAACGCAGAATACCTGTAGAGGTTAGCCAAAGTTGGCTAGACCAACACAGGGTTGCAATCTGTACTAACCCTACTGCTTTCAAAGTAGAGGGTGACGCAGCAGTTACAACAGACGAAGGCGATGACGGAATACCTGACGCAGGCTGGACTAAGAAAGACATCAGCGCATGGCTCAAGGCTAAGGGTGCAGAGTTCGGTGGTTACGCTACAAAAGCGAAACTACTCGGACTTGTGGAGGAAACACTAAATCCTCCGGCACCTGAGCCTGAGCCAGCAGTTGTCGAAGAGCCAGTGGCAGAAGAGGCAGTTGAAGAAACAATTATAGGAGATGAAGAATAATGGCAGTAACAATAGATCCAAGACCGACATATTTCGGTGACAGAATGATAGTAACAGGTAGTTATGAAGCAGGTGACGCAGCAATAGATTTGTCTAGTCTACTTGCTAGTATTGACTTTGCAGGTGTAAACCCTTCAGGCGTACATGCTTTTGAAGCGATTGGAGATACAGGTGGTGGAACTGGTGGCACTCAAAATGTAGTTTTTGCACCTAAAGCAAGAATTGACGGCACTACTATACGCATCGGTTCTGCTGTTGCAGATATAACCGACCCTGACTCTACCGATACAGCATTGATAGCAATAGGGGAAGCAGGTACTTTCTTAGCAATTGGTCGCCGCTCTTGAGGTGACCAGTTATGGGAAGTGCAAGTCTAGGTGGCTTGAAGTCTAAGGTGGTAGGTCCACTACCACCCGGTGACTTTTCAGGTGCATCTGCAATAC